GTTCTGTGGGTCACCATCTGCATCAGCATAAGTCCAAGTGACTGAAGGAAATGTCGTATCTGTAATTGTTCCACTTGGGGCGGTAACTGTAACTGTTGGTTGGGTTGTAGTTACTACATCCACAAACAACTCATAAAGACCAGCACGGTCACCGCTTGCGGTTGAGTTGTCTGCAAACTTTACAACTAGATTATCTATAAGAGTTTGAGTCCACGCCTCACCGTTGGGGGCTGTGGTCAATTTCAAAGCGGTATCAAGAGTAGTTAAGGCAAGAGTGTTTGCTTTTGAAAAAGGTACTGAGTAACTCACAGCACGACCATTTCGGTCTGTAATAACACCAAGGCTCAACTCAATCGAACCCGCTGTTCCAATCGTTGCCTTTGCTCGAAGATTAACAAAAGCGACTTTTTCAGTTGCCGCTAAAGTCTGTGTGCCAAATTCTGCTTCGTAGGATGCTGGAACTGTTGTGCTAGTACGGGTTATGTAGGTCGAGTCACTACTGTCGGCGAGCGCCGCATGGACTGAACCTGAACCACCTGAGATAGTAAAAGCCGAGGCATTGTTCCAGTTTGCGTTAGGGCGAAGTACATAAGTAGCCATTATTTGTTAGCCAACTCCTTTGCCAATATAGCGAATGTCTCTTGAATTCTTTGAACGATTATGTCGCCCTTTTCATCAATGTCTTTTGCTCCAGTTGTATCAACATTGACTACAAAAGCGCCTTGTTCAATAACAATGTTATTACCGCTTACTCCCTTGAAACTTGCTTGAGCATCAGTAATTTGAGCAAGACCTGTTTGAGCGTTAGCAATCTTTTGACCGAACGCCGCTTCAGAACCAAACTTACCAATCGCCGCGCCAGTAAAGCCAATCTGTTGAGTAAGTTCATTGATTTGAGCAATCGCTTCAACGCCACCACCAAGGATTGATGCCGCAAGTTGAGCGCCCTTGATTGGTCCTGATTCGACTAAATCTTGAATAGCCTTAGCATCAAGTCCTAAGCCTTGAAGTGTGAGGATTTGGTTTGCAAACTGATTGCTCTTATCAAGACGCATCCGCATATTTTCAATAAGGGACTTAGCCTTTGGAATAAATCCATCAGGTAACTCAACTCCCTTAAGACCAGCAAAACTTAAGATAGTATCTTTAAGTGAATCAGCAAACTGTTTAGCCGCATCTTGTAAATCTGTAAGAACATCGCGCATTGACTCAATACCAGCAGTCATCGCATCACGAATCTTTTTCATTAAGTCCGCTGAGTTTTGAAGTTCATTCAGGGTGGCATCATCTTCGCCATTCATACCCTCTAAAGCCTTGGCGCGTTTTCTTTCCTCTTCAAGAACATCGCCAAAACCTAAACCTTTTTTAAGGTTATCTGCTAAATCGCCAAAAGCGTCAGTTACTTTTCCAAGGACATTGCCAGTAGTAAATGATTTAACTGCTGAAGCAAAACCAAGAATTGTTTCTCCAGCCTTAAGGCTTAGTGAACTCATGTTTTCAACTAAGAACTTACCAACTTCAACATCTTTAAGTCCTTCCATAACATTGACTAACTTCTCAAGTTGTGGAATTGCAAAATCAACTACATCACCAATAAAGTCACCGAGTATGTCGCCTACCTCAAACTGCTTGAGTTCAGTAACAAACTCGCCAACTTTACTGACTGCTCCACCAATAAACTTTGAAGCGTCTGAAAGCATTTGAACCAGTTCGGTTCCTAATTTAATATCCCCAGCCTCAAGAACTGTCTCTCCAGCCTTCTTAGCAAAACCACCTACCGTAGTTAAAGCATCCGAAATAGCCTGAACTAATCCTTCAGCAATAGGAACCTTAGTAACTTCAAGAATTGTATTACCAATTTTGCTTGAAACAGCACCGATATTTTTAAGTCCGCCCGAAATGAAATTAACTAAGTCGGTTCCAAATTCTTTTTCTTTTAGAGTGTTCGCTGTCTTACTAACGGCTACTAAAGCCTTTTGAACTGTTTCAACCTTGGTTACTAACTCGCCAAATCCTTTATCGCTTATTACTTGTTTTGTGGCATTAGTAATAGTTGTTGCAAAAGAACGAAGTGGTTTTGCCGCATTGTCAAAAGCAGTTTCAACCTTAGTTCCAAAACTCAATATCTTTGCGGCGGCCGCATCAAGAGGCGCCGCTAAGGCAGGACCAATTTTAGGAATTACACGCAACCCATTAGCAATTTCAGTAATAAAATCTGCTACGCCTTTAGAAGCAGACCTAAAAAAATCACCAAACTTTTCAAGAAGAAGGGCTAAAGTTGCTGGAACAAAAGCAAAGGCTTTACCAACTCCTTCAGCGAATTTATTAAATAAATCAATTCCAGCCTCTAAGGTTTCACGATTCCCCTTAAGCCAATTAACTAAAGCACCTACTAAAGTTGCCAAGAAACCGCTTACCTTTTCAACCAAAGTAAAGTAAACGCTGGCAATAAAGTTAATAACTTTTGCTATGCCTTGACCAACAAAAGAATTGGCATCAAGCAATTCGCCAAGGAATCCAATAAAAGTTCCAATAAATTTGAAGATACCGCCAAAGACTGTTGCAAAAGCATCAATCAAAAAGTCAAGAACCTTGGCAATTAACATACCTACTATGTTGTTTGTATCAAGAAGGTTACCTAGGAATTCAATAAACATTCCGATGTACTTGATAATTCCGCCAATAACTGTGGCAAAGGCTTTCCAAAGGAAGTCAAGAACCATTCCAATAATCTTGCCAACCAAACCATGAGTATCAAGCAACATTCCAAGAGCCTCTAGGAAGAAGCCAATAAATTTAAGGATGCCTCCAACCACGGTGGCAAAGGCTTTGAACACAAAGTTCATAACCGCTCGGACTACCTTGCCAAAGGCTGTCTGTCCGCTAGTAACATACTTCAAAGCGTTGAGGAACATCATCAAACTCTTGACTACACCAATCACAACGGTAAGAACAGTTTGATAAATAAATTGAAATACACTAATCAAAGTTTGACCAAAGGATGTAGCAGGACTAATTGCTGTTCCAAAGGCAATAAGTAGATTACCAAGTCCTGTCATAATCCAAGCCAAGGCTGTACCAACAACCTGAGCAACTGAATTAAAGACATTTGTAAATACTTCACGGAATGTTTCGCTGTTCTTCCATGCGTAAATAAACGCCGCAACAAGAGCCGCGATAGCGACTACATACAAAAAGATTGTGCTTTTCAAAACAAGCAAGGCTTTATTCAAAGCCTTAGTTGCTGTGGCTTTTAGAGTTGTAGCCGCCGCAGAAAGTCTTGTCTGAACTGTGTAGGCGATAACCCCGAGAGTTACCGCCGCTAAAACTGAAACAAGAGCATAAGCAACAGTTTTATATTTTTGTAAAAACCCAACAACTTTTTCGACAACGACAGCAACTCCGTTAATTGCCGACGCGAATATCATAACTGCGACAGCCAACACCTTACCAAATACATCTGCGATGTTTTTGGCTACACCCAACAAAGGTTGTAATGCTTTAAGCAATCTACCCATAGCGGTTTGAACTTGGGTTGATGTCAAAGCCATAGCAACAAATCCAACGGCTACTGGATTAAGCATTTTAAGCAGGTTGCCAAAGATAGGGATGTTTCCAAAAACATTTTTACCAGCCATAGTCGCAAAGGCGGTTCCGAACCCTGCTACGACTGGAAGAATCATTTCAAATTTACCAGCAAGGTCATCTACTTTAGTACCCGTCAAATCCATGCCGTCAATAAACTCTGTAAATTTATCTACAACAGTAGCAATAGGGGTTGTAAGTTTTACAAATACTTTTCCAATAGCCTCGACTACTTTTTCTAATTTTCCGCCTGAGCCAACGGCTCTAACGATTGCCGCTTGAAAACCGTATGCTGATTTAATAATTGGACCAAAGCCTTTAAGAAGCGCCGCGCCCATAGTTACTTGTAACTCTTTATTTAGTTGGCTAAATTCTTCAACTAATTTTGCTGGTGATTGTAAAGACAAAGCAAAGGCACCCGCCGCTTTGGTTCCTTCTTTAAGTACAAGATTCATAACCGCTTGACGGCGTTCACCCATAGTTAAATCTTTAGCCGCTTTTCCGATTGAACTTGCATAGCGTCCATAGGCTGTACCCGCGTCTGTTGTAATACCTACTTGACGCAAAATTCTTGTGTTACCAGTTGTTATAGCCATGGTTAAAGAACTAAGTGCTTCTTCACCACTCATTGAAGATGCTACGGATAAATCTTGAGCAACCCGAGCAATATCAGCAGACTTTGATAAATCTATATTTGATTGAGCAAACTTTAATGTTGTCTTTTGAGCCTGAGCCGCTTGGATGCCGACTGTTCGCATCGAATCAGATGCTTGCTTTAATGCCTCATAACCTTTACCGCTAGATGCTCCGACTGCCTCTAACGCTAAATCTAAACGCTCAACCTCTGCGGCCGCTTTGAAAGATTTCATTCCAAAAGCAATAAGCCCAGCGATTGCCGCGCCCGAGGCAACGCCAATCGCTGTTAGTGAACCTTGTAATTTAGATGAAGCCTGTTGAAACTCATTAGCCGATTTAACGGCTCTGTCCATGCCTTGAGTAAACTGGGCTGAGTCCGCCGATAACCGAGCGCGGACTTCCATGGTTGGTGACTCAGCCATTTATCTCCTAGCCTTCGCTCTTCTCTCGGCTTTCTCGCGCTCTTTTTCTTTAAGAAGATAGAACGCGTTCCATTCAGTTAATTCCATACTGCTAAGTGGGCGGTGGGATTCACTTCCGTAAAGAAGTTCTCCCACCGTCCGACCTAACTTTTCTGCTAGTTCAAAAAGAAACCGTCTTTCAGGATTCTTGAGGAAATCGCGCCTGTGATTCTTCTACCGCCTTTTCACCTAGACCTGAACTGCCAAGAGCCTTTGTTGCCAAACGCTCAATGACTGCGCCATTCTTTGAAAGAATCGCTTCACGGTCATTCTCGGTAAAGACTGGTAGACCCGTTTCAGGGTCGAATACAGTTGCGATAACAGTCTTTGCGTACATATTAGAAACATCGACCTTATCTGCC